AATCCCAAGTAATTTTCGGCGTTACTCTCGGCAGGTCTGCATCAACGGCAGCAGCCGCCTTCAGATAAATAGCCTTATTTGCAGGTACGGAATAGCTCACAGCCCCACTATCGAACTTGCCCGCCACCGTATCAACGGCAGCGATAAGTGTTTCACTGCCGCCCTTTTCCGTGTCCGCATAATACAAATCCCAATTAAATTCCGTTGTTGGATCAGTCGAACATGTTATCTGTATCCTGGTAATCTTCAATGCTGCACTTGTATTGGGATCAAAGACAGCCATGACATGATTCGGGTCAAGGTCGTAAATCGAGCTAGGATTAAAAATATTGGCTGTCCATTCTTGATTAAGATTAGATAGTCTGGCTTCGGCGGCATTAGGCAAGCCATCATCATCGGTATCGAAGGTATGCCCCCAGTCATAGACGGCATTTCTATCTGGAGCTACAGCCGAGCCGTTCCATGCGGAGCTATATGCGTTCGGGTCTATCGCCCGTGCGCCTGTTATCCTAAAATCATCGCTGGCAGGTACATTGACATCAACAGATACATTGAGAACAGAATTATTAAGAGTTATTTTATCATTACCATTTACACCTAAATTTAATGGATAATTGGTCTTTGTTAGTAAATGTCCACCATCCCCATCCATATACATCGCCAACTTCTTGTCCCCAGCCGTATCTCCAACTTGGACAATTCCACTAAGTGTTCCTCTAATATCCAAATAAGTGAAATCTGCCTGAGAATCTGGCGTAAATGCTCCGCTTTTATCGATGCCAATATCACCCCCATAGAACAATATAGGCAAACCGAATATTCTTAATGGATAGTATTCTACTTCATCCCAATCATAACTACCCAACATTGAATATCCGTCACTATGCGGATATAAAGTTATTCCCCGTGCTTCAGTCAATGATTCAGTAGCCCTAAACCCGCTCGTAGGCCCACCATCAGCTCCTACTGCATGCTGTCGCTGATCTGGCGACTCTGTTCCATACCCAATACTACCATCCCCAAGAGCAACAAATACAGGAATCGTTCCATTGCCGGCATAAATAGCAACAACGTCCTGACCAGGGCCTCTTCCCGTTGCTGCCGATTGACCATAGAAAATCCCGCCAGGCCCGCCACCACCTCCGGCATTGCCCCCATATTGAAATACCAAGAGAGCATATTCGCCCCACCATATAGACCAATCGGTATATGTACCAGAACCAGTGCTGCTGGTTATATTCATAACTAATTCCCCAGTCGTCGAATTGTAGCTTGTTATTGTTCCTCTCATGTATTTGGTATTGTCGCCTGTAACCTCGATATGGAGCGATTCGCCCGTGTTAAGAGATTTGCCAGTTTCAATAGTCCATGTCTTACTGCCAGTACCGATGGTATTACTGGTGCTCGATGTATAAGCTAAATCATAGACTGCAATCACAGCATTAGGCCGATTGTGCCGTACAGCATTCCATGTGGCGTTGGATATATTCGAACCCCGAACACCCAAATAAACCGCATTGACATCGTTGACATCAAGCCGGCCATCAATTTCTGCTGCATAAGTTTTCACGTTGGCCTGATTTTCGTCCTGATTTTCACGTAGCCAGTATTCATCGTTGCCATCTATAAGCTCAACCCCCGTTAGATTTAGCGAGCCTTTGACCTGCCCAGCATACCAAGTTGCGCTTGTCTTAATCGCCGCTGTAGAGGCCGTCATTCCCAGCCAGCAGTTCTCAATAATACAACCTATCCCAGAGCCGCCGCTCAAATCAAAGTTGCATGTAATACTCTGATTTGGAGACTCCAAATAACAATCAATAAAACGAAGGCCACGATTATGCGCACCTGTGACACAGACGCCTTTTGTTCCTTCACTCTTAAATGAATACTTGCAATTTACATTATTGGTAACTCGTAACCCATATGAGCTTGCTGAACTTGCAAAAGAAGAAGAAAATACGCAGGATTCAATATCGGTTGTCGTACAGGCGTTGTTCTCATCAGCACCATACAGGTAAACTGCATCATTGCCATTAGCTGTGGAATAGACCTTATCAAATTTACTATACGCTATCTCTTCGGCATAAATGCCATACTTGCGACAATTTGTAACATTAACATTCCGCAAAAGATGATTGTAGGCATATCCGGTCGTAGTATCTTGAATGAGAATCCCTATCCCTTCTGTGTCTGGCGTAGAGCCATCCCAGTTGCCGTAAATGCACAAATCCTCAAGAGTATTATATTGCTTCATCTGGATAACATCTACGCCCACTCCGGCGGCTGTAGTAAGCCTGATTATGGATTTGAGATACTGCGAACCTCGCATCCGCCTAAAGTTCGGCATTATAATTGTGTTGTTTACATACCATGTTCCAGACGGCACGAAAATGTCATAGCCTGCGGCAAGGGCATTATTGAAAGCAGTAAGATTAGCGGCGGCATAATTAGCATCGTTAGGAATAGCATTATAAGGCGGGTCTTTAACGTTTATTTGAAAAGCCGTTGCAATAAGGTTGGGGTCATGTGTTCCATCGGCATTATGACCAATGTAAAGCCATGTCCGCAAAAGTTCGGCCCATTTGTACTTTTCAATTTTCCAGCGGTCTGGCTCTTCGGAGGAAACGGCGGGATATTGAGCACCTAAAGTTATCCCAGTAAGCCACACGATAATCAAAAAAGGTAAAAAGCGCTTCATGTTACATTGCTCCAAAATAAAACCCCCAAAGACTTTTTTAGCCATTGGGGGTCTATTTCAACTTGTCCCTTATCGTATCTGGGATTAGAAGTAATTATAATCCCGGAGCATCTTCAGTCGCGGCTTTGCGTTCTCAACAAGGTCAGTGCGATATTGCATATCTGGAATCTGCAAAACACTTATTCTATTATAAATCTGTTTACCTAATTTAGTCAAATCTTTTTCTCGGCCACTAACTTCCATTAAAACGCCATCCACCCCGGCACTAAGGAGCTTACCATCCTCAAACTTGGCATCTAAAAGCCAGTAATGCTCCAAATCGTTGATTCCACGGATCGGTCTATTTGCTGATTTACTGGCGTTTTCTTCGCTTGGATATGGTGGGACCGAGATTCTTACAGCACCAAGCCAATCAAAAGAAGGCTTTAGTTCAGGCATTTTACCTTCGGCCAACGTGCTAAAAAATTCACCAAGCTCCATATTAAGGCCTTCAGCTAAGGCATACACGGCTGAATACCCGAACCGGCTTGTGCCTTCCAGAAAATATGGTAAATGGTCTTTTGCCGAAACGATGGTATTTACATCAAGTGGACCTGAGTACTTGAACATCTTCAGGAACGGTTCAAGTTTCTTTAGCGTTAAGCGATAGATTGTCGCCGTTGCCGGCGTCATTCTCTTTGCCCATTTGTTCGGCTGCTTTTCCGGCCAGAACCAAACTAAGGATGATGCACAACCGATGTTTGGTCCTAAATCATCATTTAGAAATCGCTTCTGCTCTATCGTTGAATTAATGCTATTCGAGACAAGTTCGCCATTTACATAGTAAGCCTCACATGAGACCTCACACCCTTCTATCTTTTCCTGTAACAAGAAATCCACATCGCCTTTCCAGGTGCCAGAGAAATACTCCAGCATCTCGGCCATATCCTCACTGTCGGTTGAAACATAAGTAAAGGCCGGCGATTTATTATTTTGCGGTTTAAATACCCAAGCCCTATCGGAAGTATTTACAAAGTCTATCGCTTTATCGAACGATTTGAAATTCTCCCATTGAGGCACCTTAAGACCGCTGGCCTTTGCTACTTTCATGGCGAATTGGCGATCAAATTCAAGCGTATCATTCAACTTGCCCCCGCCATAAGTCTTAAGACCACTTTTTCTGAGGCTATCTGCAATGCCTCCGAAACCTACCATGTCTATTAAGACCGTAGTATCTTTGGTTAATCCCGAGCGCCAATCATTTACTCTGGGCAGAATCCCCGCGTAACCGGGTTCGGCCTTCTTGGTTTTTACCCAGAATGAACAATCGTGACCTTCCTGCGATAGCCGGTGCAGCAGACCTAACCCGTCTCCGGTCTTCGAAATCAACCTGACTTTCATATTTGCGTATTCAATAAAAAGGTCTGGTTTTTACTGGACCTGTCCAAATAACTAACTGTCCAACGGAAATTTATCGTTGCTGACGCCCTGAAATTTTGGTATAATTAAGTCATGCTGAAGATAATTTCTGGAATGTTATGTGTGCCTTTATTTGCTCTTAGCATAGTAAACATCATCGACATTTGGACGACGCCTTCTGTGATTGACCCTACTATACCAGAGCCTATCTCAGTTAGACCGTTACGTTCTTTAACTGATTGGCTATGGTCTCTAATACTTTATTTTGTCACTATTGTGAATGCCTTAATTTTCCGACATTATGCTAATATTGATTGGGAACCTTCCCAGCATGGCACCCGAGATATTGGCCAAGGCTATTTTTAGAATCCCACAATCAATTCCCAAGGCATCTCATGCTCTTGCATAATCCGTATAAACTCGGCCTCACGTGCAGTTTTGGGTAATTGTTTTATGGCATCTATTAAACGGGCTTTTTGTATTTGTCTGCGCTGTTCGCCAAGAGTTTGTTTTTCTTTATCTGTTTTAGCCCGTTCAAGTTTTACTGTGTACCAAGCATCCAAGACAGATGGCTCACTAAGACGATTAGTGAATCTCTCGCCTAATCTGCCGACCACAAAGATAGCCTGCTTAGTTGTATCTGTTTCAGTCTTTAATGCAGGAATGAAATTCGCCCATAATCGGTAAATCTTAGTCAGTTCTTTCATGCATGCCGAACTTCTAACAAATTCGGCAGGAATTTGTTCGCTGTCAATAAAACCTCTCTCGATATTGCCGAGATACTTATTTTCTTGATTTCTAATCCATTCTATCTGTCTGACATTATCCCAAGTGAAGCTCTTAGTTCTTCCATCTTTGGTTTTAAGAACGAGTTCTGTCTTTTTATTTACATCGAAAATGCCAAGAGCACCCCATCCAGCCCATCTATCGACTAATTTGCGGAATGCTATATCTCTTGGTAAACCCCTTTGATAACTCTGAACAGTCTGTGCCAGAAATGGCGCAGAGCATTTTATAAAATATAAAAATTCATATTTGCCTTTGTCTAACGGATTTAAGTACTTCGGGTCAGTAGGATATATCGGTGCCTTATCATAAGGGTCGCGTCTTTGAATCAAGCCTTGAATGCAACGTATCCAGGGTGAAGCTAAATATGCGATTCCTTCAGCTTCTTTTATTCCCCACCGTTTAAGCGCCATCAAGGCTGCTTGTCTTGGAGACATTTCGCCTGCCGCTACTCTCGCTGAATAATCTACGAGGACAGAGAATATCTTTGTCCCTATTAAGACGTCTTGGGGCAGTTGTAATGGTAACACTCTTGTAGAGCCATCGAGATTTTCGCCGAGGATTACATGAACTCGATTTCGGACATAATCAGGTAACTCCATTTCTGTCTTAACGCTCTTTTGGTTTCTGTAATTCCATAAGGCGGCAGCTATCGGAGCAACCAAGAAGGCAAGCAAGAACCGCCAAGGTTTTTTGACGCCCCATTGCCACATAAGATTTGAAGCCTTAGAATACCAAGTCCCGAAAGGAGCTAAACCGCCTCTTATTATCCGGTCAAAAGTTTTACTGGCCCAACCGTAATCAACAAGTACATCTCGGCTGATTTTACCCAAGGCTTCTTGCGTGGATAATCCTTCTGTATCTATCCAATTGTGATATTTAACAAACTGGTCGCCTTGACCTTCTTTTAGGGCTTTCAATAGAGTCGAGGCATAAGCTACGCGCATAATGGTTTCTCGGAATTCTGAAATTGTTTGTGCCCCACGCAATAATATAACTAATGGATTGCGGGATTTAATTATTCGATATAGGTCAGTTCGTGCGAAAAGACCTGTTAAGATAGCATTGTTATTTATGAATTTTTCGAGTTCGGCCAAGTAACCCGCCTTTTCTTTTGTAGTCAAATAAGATAATGACACCTCAATTTCTTTAAGAAGTTTTAGAGGTTGTGGATGCTGAGATGCAGCCATCCATGTATCGCCGATTAGGTTATTGAGATTAAAGGTAGGAAAGTGGGTTAGAATGGCTTGCGTTTTCCACAGCCTTGTTGCCAGATTAAGATAATATAATCCTCGACTTCCGCGCTGCGAGAACTCTCTAAAGACATTGTAAATTTCCTCTGACAGCAATACGACATGCTTATATTTACCAAGAGCCATCAAGCCACTTTCGGTAGGGAATATCGTGCGGCTAAATGGCGCATCTGGACTATAAGTTCGATAACGCTTACCTTCAATCTCTACGATTCGGCCTGGTCGAGGAGGATTAACTCGTCCAGCTTTATCTACACCAAATAAAGCTGCGCGTTGTTCTCTGGAAAGCTCAGGCAATTTATTATATTTGGTAAGTTGCTCAAGAAGAAAATCGTCAATGATATTGTCATATTCCACTTCCATAAAGTGGTCGAGAATCGCATTTTTATCTTGACGATATTCTTTTGTTGTGCCAACTGCTTTTTTGGCATAACCCCTGAATGGCTTGCGTAAGCGCCGAGGAATACCAAAAACTGGTGCCCACTTTGGAGTATAATCAACTATATAATGACGGGCGTAAAACTCTATATGCTGGTCTGGGCTAAGAACGCCTCTATCAACAAGATTCTGCCGATATTGTTCCATTATCTGGTTATATCTGTCGGCGGCGGCCATGGCTTCTGGTAAGGCATCTTTCAAAATTTCCTCTAATATCTTTTGAGCTTGCTCCAATGAAATTTCTGGATTGCCTTTACTTAAAGCTGTTCGAGAAACTTGGTCTCTTGCCCAGATAATCTCTATTGATTTTTGAATATCTTGCTTACCTAAATCGCCCCAGATTACAGGTGCAATTTCGTTATGAACGAAGTATAGCGCTTGATCTCTTGCACCTATGAATTTTATCCGTATCGCATTACGCAGTTCCATCGGAGCTTTGGGATAAAATCGCAGAGAATCGACAATATCTTTAATTTCCTCAGCGGCTGCTTTTGCTCTTTCTTGAAATGCTTCTGGAATTGGTACTCGAATAAAGCCAGGTCTCAATTTTGGATTTCTGATGCGGTCTTTGAGGTCTTCAGTTGCTTTGGCCTGCTGTTTTATATAGTCTTCTGCTCTTTCGAGCGCTTTGTACTTTGCCTCATCATAAGGAATAGTCTGGCGGTATTTGGTTAAGGCATTTTTGTAGATAGCCTTCTGGCCTGGCGAAAGGGCGGCGAAACGCTTACCAAAATCTTTTTTGACGATTTCCGGCTTAGCTTCTAATGTTGGCTTTTCTGGAATTTTTGGAGTTGTTACTGGCGGCGCTTCCACCGGCGCTTCTTTAACTAATCGGGTCTCATCTTTTTTAACTGCCGTTATGCCCTTTGGCGTTTGTACCCGCCAAACTGGGATTTTCTTTTCGCCGAGAGCGCCTTCGCCGAAGATACGGCCTTTGATCTTGCCAGTTTTATCGGAAATCAAATCGCCTATGCCGATTTCCTCGGCAGGTTTCTCTGGCGGCAACCATTCTTTGGGAATATAAATTGGCCCGTGCGGAGTCTGGATTGTCTTGCCAGGAGCGACTATCGGTTTTTCCGACGCCTCAGCGGCTTCAAATCCAGCGATTTCTTCTGCCCCGAACATTCTTCGGCCTAAGATTTCATCATTCCAGGCAGTGATAACTTCTGGCATCGGATTTTCTGAATTTATAAAAAGCTCTTTTGCTGCCTGTTTGCCCGCTTCGAGAATCTGCAAATAAAGTTCTTTTGGGTTTTTGGGCGGGTTCCTATCAGATAATGCTTTTGCGGTTATATCGGAAAGTTCTTTTTTGACTGGCACAGCCTGCATAATCTCCGGTCTTGTTTCGATTTCCTCGATAGGAAGCTGAATCTGATTACCTGTCATTGCCTCAAAGATAGGTTGACCAAAAATACCTTTTGCCGGAACTTCGCCGGTTGGTTTGCGCACTGGCATTGCTGGCTGAACAGGAATAGTTTTACTTAACTGTTCGACAACTGGTTTAGGAATTAGATAATGCTCTGTCACCCAGAATTTGCCACGTCTTTTCTTGACTGGCCAAACCTCATCTGTTCGCTTTCGGGCTTCTCGGAGAAATTCTTGGTTGCCTACTGGTACTTCGGCCATTGCTTGCCGCCATTCAGGGGCAAAAGTTTTTCGCCGTCCACCATCAGTAATGTATTTATTCCTTTCGCTTCTCAGCCCTTTTCGACCCCAGTCGTAAAGCGTTTCTCCGTACCATTCTTCAGGTGCTGATGTGTAAACCATTTTCTGGATAGGTTTCGCCTCGGCTGGCGGGGCCTCAAGGGCTGCTGGGGCAGGCTCGGCAGGCTTTATCGCCTCTACGGCCTCCGTAGGCGTTATTTCGGCCATTCTGGCGGCTGGCTTAGGCGCGATAAGTTCCTCTGGTTTGGCCTCGATTCCCTGCTTGGCAAGCATCTTTAGGCCAATGTCAATTTTGGTTTTTGGGTCAAGAGCGGCATAATCGGGGTTGGCCAAAGTTGTTTTGACGAGGTCTATGGCAACCGTTCTTTGTTCGGGCGTGATTGTAGGCCTGGCTGTTACTGGCGGTGGTGCTGGTGGCGGAGTAATTATTGGTGCTTTTGATGGCGGTACAGGCTTAGCCTTTGTAATAGCTGTAAATGGTTCAGTAATATATGGCATTGCCCTTCGGGCAGCATTTTCTGGACGCTCAACTGTCTCCTGGCCGCGTGAAACCACATCAACTCGTTTTATCCCCCAAAGTTGGTCTGTTATCTTTTCAATGAGCTTTTCTGTCCGGTCTTTTGCTTGCTGCCATTGCTCAGTTGTAACTCCGGTTGGTCTAACAGGTGGTGGAGTTTTGGGTCTCAAATCAATACCATATTCCGAATGCAGCGCATTATATATAGTCTCTCTGACATTTTTCGCATATAAAGCCGTGTCAACAGTGCCGACCAATTGGAATGCCGCAGCAATTCCACCGAGTGTTGCAGCACTTTTGCTAATATGGCTCAAAAATTCGCCTTTTTCTAAATCTTCAGAGATTGCTTCAGGTGTAGATGTTATCGCTCCTACGGCTGCCCCTTTAGCAAAAGTTTCTAAAGTCCTTGATGCTATTGTATATGCTTTAGGATATTGGTTGGCGATTTTGTCAATACCACCTAAAGATTTTAATGCTGATATTCCTTTTTGAACTTGTGGAATTTTGTTTATTAGAGAACCAGCAGTTCCAACCGCTCTAAAAAGTTTCGGATAGAGATAACCCCATTGGATGGCAAGTGAGACCGTATCTGCCGTTGGCTTAATCAAAGCCGGGGCAAATCCTGATTCAAGTTCGGCAATATCTTCATCCAGAGCAGCCCGCAATTCACTTGGCTTTAGACCCATTAAAGGTGCAGTTATACCGCCAAGCGTTAAGACGCGAACACCAATATTTTCCATCGCTTTTGGTATATCTCGATAAGCTTGTATGGCCTCTTTTTCTGCATAAGGTGTTGTAGGCGCAACCATTTCTCTGATTGACTTTGCAATATCAGAAATGCCTAATCTTGAATAGAAATGTTGTAATTTACTTAGTGTACTCGGCTGAAATTCGGAAGGTTTTACAGTGGGTCTTATATCTCTCGGCGTTGTAACAAAGGCTGGTTTTGGCAATGGAGTTTTGGTTGGTTTTATTGTTATCGGTGCTTGTGCTGTTATTGTAGGAGCTTCCGGCTCTGGCTCTAACCAGGTCTTGGCAACCTCGCCCAGCCTGCCTTCTTTGGCAGCCGTGTAAATATCCTCAATTTTTGCCCAACGCCTCCCAGCTTCTTGTCTGTAAAATGGCAAAGCTGTGCGTTTTTCGGCCTGTTGTCTATAAGACTCTGGCAATACTGGTTTTGGAGTGATAACAGGTGCTTTTCGTACCAAATCGGAGAAATCAATCTCTTTTTGGGGTTTTATCAGATCAGCAAAATCTAATACTTGATTAGCCACTTCTTAGCCTTTTGAGAATCTCAAACGCAGTTTGAGGATCGGCTCTTATGGCCGCTTCAATATCTTTCTTCTGCTTTTCAGTTAAGCCGTCCCAGTACGGGCCTATCTGCATAACTGCACTTTTTTGCTGCGCACTTAATGAGCGGAAAATATCTTTTAATTCCTGTGGAACGTTGTAAGGTTTGGAGGTTTGCCGAGGCGTTGTCGGGATGCGTGGCGTTTCGACAGTAGGTTTCTTTATCATCCTTATCTCATATTGAGGAAGAATCTTTTCGCCGCCTTTAGCAGGAGTCGGTTTCATAGAGAAAGTAGATGGCATAGCAGGTAACGCAACGCCACCGATGGATGACAATTTCCCATATAAACCTTTAAGCCAATCCCACCTTCTACGAGCCAATCCTGGAGGTTGTGGAACAGTAGCAGTAGCACTCGGGGCCGCCGGGAGAAAACCTTCTGGGCCTAATGGTTCTTCTAACCACGCCTCAGCAAATTCTGGCATATTCACAATTCGACCAATACCTGTTTCATCTCCCGTTTTAGCGGAAGGAGGTTTAGTTCGACCAATACCTGTCGGCGGTGTTTCAGTTAATGGCGCCGTTACTGCTGGTGGCGCTCCTTGTAATATACCCCTTAGGTATTGCGTGAGTATGTCCGATAAAACAGGCGCTTTAACAGGTGTCTCTTTCCACTCACCAGTAATTGGGTTTCTTTCAAAGTAAGTTGTTTCACCTCTAAGAGTTTGCGCTCTTGGCTTTGGTCCATAACGATATCCTTTTGGCCGACCGTAAATATCCGTCTCCACGCCGATAAGTTGCAATCCTTTTTTGGCAAGTTCCTCGTCAGATAATCTGGTTGTCTGAACAGGTTCAAGGCCGTAACCCTTTTGGAATGCGCTTCGATATGCTTTCGATTCTGTCTGGCCCAATTTATATAAATCTTGCGTAGTTTGTCTGGCCCTTTCCCGGCGCAGTTCTTGAGTTTGCTGGATTGTTTGGACGATTGAGCCGATACCGCCAATCATCTGAGCTAAAGAGCTTGGTTTATAAGGGTAGCCGCCACCCATTTCAATCAATGGCATTGGATTTTCCCTTTCAATTCAGGACTGGCATGATTTCATTTAGTTTTTTGTTTAACTCTTTGACTGCATTAACTAAAAGCCCGATTATTGCATCGAGCCTTACAAACTTAAAGCTATTGACCTCAACAACACCTTCAGGCAAAACCTTCTCTAAATCCTGAGCGATAATGCCTGCATGTCGGCCTTCTATTGGGATGTAGGGCAAATTAGCATTTGATTTATAGCTAAAGGTCTTGCCATCGAGTCGAGTGACTTTGTCGAGAGCATTCTCAATGGACTCTATATTCTCTTTGGCACGGATGTCAGATAAAGCTGCTAATGCCAAACCGCCTAAGCCCTGCAAAGAACTAACCAAAGGAGCCAAACCTCCCATTGCCATAGCCGCCGACCCCGGGGTTAAGGCGGATGTTAATGCACCCAAACCTCCTATTCCTCCTATTCCACCCAATAGTGGCCCAAGTGATGATGCGACCTGGCTAAATTCGCTGGGAGCATAAGCCTGCGTGTAATATTCCGGCTTATACTTTGCAAGATCTATGGCCGTTTCCAGCGGCAATCCCAGGTCCTGTAGTTGTCTTATCCATTCTTCATATTCCGCACTAAGGCCAGTCTGCTCTATTAGTCGCGGAAGTGCTCCAAGCTGCTCGGCAGCCGTAATCCGGGCTATGGGGGCCGTTTCACCAAATCCCAAAATACTCTGCGCTAGAGGTACGGCTGTTAGTCTTCTACTTCGTTCGGCTTCGCTAAGACCTGCCATTGTCTGCGCAAGATTGGCAAGAGCAGTTTCTTCGAGTTGCCTTTCCTCTTGAACTCGACCACCACCATAGTAGAGATCTCTGCCAGAAGTTGAAGCCGCTAATCGGTCTTTGGCTTTTTGCAATTCTCGCAACAGATTTGTTCGAAACGCTTGGTAATAATCCGATGTCGCCGGTTCATATCCGCCGGTAAGTGTTTTAGTTAGCTCTTCCTCTGTTGCTTTATAGAGTGGCGACTCCGTTGGTAACTCTGTGGCTAAATATTTGCCAAGCTCGCCCAGACCTGTTTCTTCATATTCGCTTAATCCAGCAGTAAGTTCCCCTGGGTATGCTTCACCAGCCCTCTTCAATCTTGCAGTTGCTCCTGGTTCTGCAGATGTGCCAAGTGTTTCTCGAAGTTTTGTCTGCCAAGCCGGTTCAAGCGGACCCTTAATCTTGATCTTTGAAGACGAAAACAGTCCCATTTTATTTAGCTCCTAAAATAGATATAGTTCTACGGCGGCATTTGCCGCCGAACACTTCAGGTAAACAGTGGTATCCTTCCACGCTGTCGTTGACTTATAGATAATGCCAACCTTGTCTATCTTGGTGACAATGAAACCTTCAGGAATCCTTTGCAGATGGTGTGTAATACTAAATTCGGTATCTGCGTTACCAGTATCAGCTACCGATAGTTTCTCAGAACGATTAAAGGAAATCGCAGAAATTTTTTTTAGTGTTTCATCAAGAAAAAATACCAGTTGTTGAGCCCAAGTGCGCGTTGCATCATCTTTAATTCCGCCTGTTGGTGGGAATAATTGCGTGGATAACAACTTGCTCACAATCGCGCTCCTGCCGGTTCTCTGAATATTTCAGCATGACTAAATTCAAAGTGTTCATTCAATTCACTATTACGAAATCTTAGTCTCAGAAATTTGCCATTTACTCTCAAGCGAAGTTTTTTAGGGGTATCAAGACTGGTACTGGCGGACAAAGTGCCATAAAGATTCCAAGTTGTGCCTCGGTCAATCGAACAATAAACTTTTAAGCTGGGGCCAATATAATAAACATCGATCCCCATAAAACGCTGCCTAATAAGACGACCCGTGGCGTCGCGCATGATAAAGTCTTTGGTGTCGAAATAGGCATCGATTGCAACACCATCATCGTTATTCTCAAGAGTGGTATATTCGTAGACATTCCCATCTTTGTCGCCGAAAAGTGTTGTAGGTGCTTGGGCAAGAATACGCCGGTCGCCCCATCGCCAATTTTGGTCTTTCCATCTGCCTACGAGGTCACACCAGCGAATCTTTTGCTCCAACCAATAATAACCGTATGCTGTCAGGTAATTTGCGAATTTATGTTTGGTCCATTTATTAAGTTCCCAGTTAAATGCCCAGGCGGTATTCGGATAGGCAACAGCAGCATTTGTTGGAACAACGAAAAGCCAATACTCTTTTGTTTCCTCAATAACCACCCCAAAGCAACGGTCCAGTTCTTCGGATAGCAATCTACGGAAAAATTCTATGCGAATATTTTCGCTAATCGGCTCGTAATCACTGCCATTAAAGACGTAAATGTCGTCCCAGCCCTGGAAGATAAGTTCATCACCCAGAGTGGCGATGGTTCGGCCAGAAGCGCAGCCCACTCCCGTTTGTTTGGGATCAAAATCAAAAATATTAGTATCAAAGGAAGGAACTCCAATCCAGATACTTCTATCCTTAAAAATAATAAGTGTATTGCCTTTGAAAATGGCACCGCCTTTAATCCAATCGGCACCTATCAACTGTGTAGATTTAGCATTACCAGTTGACCAGTTTTCCGGGTCAGCCGTATCCGACCATCGGTCATCCTGGTGTTTTGGAAAACCGCCTTCTGTCGGGTCTAACAGATGTAAATGCGCTTTGTACTGAATGACATATTTTGCTAATGGAGGTGAACCGCCCAAATTCTCAAAAGTTTCACCATCATATTTCTTGATCGCATCTATATTATTTGTACAAATCCACCACAGGTCATCTTCCGTCTTTTTCTGGATATAATCGTAACTGAAGAAATCTTTGTCTGTGCCAGTGAAACATTTATAAGTATCTATCTGGTCAATATAGAGAATACACTCACCAAAATCTTCGGAAGCCTTTAGGCCGATGGAAGCGATAGAAACCAGGTCATCTGTCTTTCCGCTTTCGTCTCGCAGGTCAAGAAGAACCTGCGTCCAGGTATTAGCCGCCAAGGTAGGTAGGTCAATCGTCCGAAGAGGAGAAGCGCACGCGCTTGTGTCGTCAACCAAGAATTGCAACTGGCCTGCAGTTAAGGTTATTGATGACTTTATCCAGAAACGGACATGGTTGTAGGCGCTTATATCACCTATCGCCTTATCGTGATACGCGATAAGTCCCGTTTCAAAGGCTGTATCAATAGTGATTTTTACGCTGGCAGTGCCTTCTTTTTTCTCTGTAGTTTCGCGGGCCACAGCGACATTTTCGCTTGCCGTCCAGGCTACAGGATTATCATCACAGTTATCTGCGCTAGCATGTTCCGTCAATAAATCCCATTCTTTGTCTGTTGTGTCCCACACATAAATGTCTTTGGTGGTCATTGCCAGAAGAAACTGACTACCGCCAAGCATATAAAACTGGTCGAAGCCCATAAGTGGACCTGATAATGGCAGATTTGTGCCGAATTTTTTATACCCATAGCGCTTTTTAACAAGCCCAGCCTCAAAGAAGACGTTCTGACAATCCGACATCTCGACAATAGAAATCAAATCGGCTGGCAAAGAGAAGTTCAATCCGCCTCTCGGGGCAATTAAAATCTCTGTTTGTTGTGTTGGTATGCCTGTTGCAACCATCTCAATATCCTATGGCCATCCAGTAATAACCATCGAAACCAGGACCGCCTTTGATTGTAAATCCGCTTGTTGAAACACTTGTGACTACAACATTTATTGTCGTCACTGCGCTTCTTTTGGGCGTTACAACAACTGAAACAATGCCGTTTGGAAAGGCCGCAGCAAAAGTGACGGGTGTGCTTGCATCAGATTCGGCTATATATCCCGTTTTTATAATCAATCCATTCGGAAAAGTGATTGATTCTTCGCCACCGTAGGTAAATATATTGCTGCTTAATGGAGATGGTGTACCATTGCCAGAATAGTATTTCCTCTGGTCATCCACATATTTCTTATTTGCTATTTGAGCATCAGCAGTAGGTGCTGCCGAAGTAGCCAATTGTGCCGCATCTGGCAATTGCACCTTGTCGCTCGAATTAGCTTTAATCAAATCTACATTGCCATTCCCGGCCGCGTTACGGCCTTGAATGTACGTATTATTTGCCACAATGCCTTTCGTAAAACTTTGATTCTCAGCGAATGTATTTGCCGCTCCAAGTAATGCTAAACTTATTGCTGTCCAAGCCGTACCATTCCAGTAATAAGGTTTATTGGCTTCGTCCGTAGCTATTGCTATACAGCCAGGTGTTGTAGTAGAAGGCGTTGGAAAATTAGCCTTCGTCCCCACAAAACTAACGGTGCATTCGCCTGGCGTGTGTTCCCATACGTCCGAATGACCATTTTCATCGGCGTATGCCTGATGCTGAACAGCGGCCCGTTCCCGCACCCCATAACGTGTATCCCGAATGCGGTCGTCACCTGAAGATGCATCTTCTAAATCATCTGGTTCGTCTTCTTCCCAATTTACATCAAATGCCATTTTAGTGTACTCCTATACATTGTCCGCGATCTGGACGCATACCGCGTTCTTCGCCTGTACTTCTGGCGATATCGTCCATTATCAGTTCATAAAGAGCCTGCTCAGCTTTCTGATTAAAATAAGAGGCAAGCGCATCTTTCTGCCATTCCAGACCGAGGGCTGTGGCCTTCCATTCAACAACTTCAGGTTCATTGGTAATTAGCCAGTTTGTGTCACCATCATCGGATAAGTCAGTCAGCCAGCCGTAATAATCAAGATTTATGATGAAAGCAGTATCGTTATTGACACTATGGTCTGGCAGGGGGAAAAGCCAGATATCATTCTGCTCGATGCAATAATGGCTCGGCGTTCCTTTGTCTTTTGTATCTTGAAATTTCTTGCGGTCCTCAATCTCTTTTTTGTCGAGTCTGACGAGCGGTTTGCGATAGTTGTTGTAGTCAATAAGCTCAATATTTATTTCCTTTTTGAAAGCCAATATTCCTCCGGTTGCGTTTGGTAGGTCATATCGTCTTTGGCCGTCAACGGTATCTGCCTCAAGTTCTGCCTCAAGGAAAGTAAAGTCGTGCTGAATCTTTTCCGCCGTGGGAAGAAACAGCACTCCTTTACAGACCCATCGTTGAGAGCGGTTAATCCAACGGTTCAGTTTTGCTGAATCAATATCAGCATAATCAGCAGCCTCAAGATTATCGCTTACATTCGTTCTTACATTAGCCAGAGTCATATTTACCCCAAAAAATAAAAAGCCCCGCAAAAATCTGCGGGGCCGGTCTTTCAGGTTGTCCCTGTCTTTGATTTACAGCAAATTGTTACACGATTGGCTCTACCCAGACGCAGGTTGTTTCATCCTCTGGCTCTACCCACATTCCGCCGTAATAACCTGCACCGAATCCCCCTGCGCCAAAACCCGGGACGCCAAATTCGGTCTCTGGATAGTCCCAATCAGCATCACTTTCAGCTTCAGGTATTTGCCAGGTCATTCGATTTTACCTTTCGCCAGTTCCGTTGGATGATCCTTTTGCAAATGATGTTTCATTCTTGTCATTGCAGACTTTTCAGTAGCTTTAGTAGTTCCAATATTAAAAATCTTGCCACATATCTTGCATTTAAGGACTTCATCGTTTTTTGGCAGGTCCATAGTCGGGACATCGGGAATTTCCACTGCTTGCGGCGCTATCGTTGGAGGCGGTGAACCCTCGGCTAATACAGGAACTTTAGGGTCAAACTCTTTACCCACTTCCACTTGATATGCGCAAGGCCCATCAAAAAAGATTCCAACTTCTTTCGGATTATCGGAATTTGGCATTTCTTTTATCCTTCCAATTTCGGTAATATTTCAAAAATGCGTCATAAACCCGCTCTGGCGAAATATTGTGGACGCACCTGACAACTTTCATGTCCATAAGCATACCCGTTTCTGGATCTGGCAATTTCATAATCTCTTTTGGGCACGGATTGCTATAGATGAGTCGGTGGCACGGGTAGCAAGAACAACTATGCGGCGTTAGGTTGGTGCAGTTATGCCAATATTTCGTGAGGTTCTCCACAGACGAGTGCGATAAAAGGATAATCTTCGGAGTCTCGAAGCAAGATGCTGCGTTTAATATACCTGTTTCCGGACCTATAACAAGATTCACATATTTGGTCATTATCATAGAGTCTCGAATATTCCAGACGCCAGATTTATTGACTGTTCGCGGATGCGGCCATTCAATTTTTTTACAAAGCTCGTCACCGACAGTAAATATAATGACATCATCATGTTTTTCGAGCATATAACTGGCGGCATAAGCAGACCAGGGATAAGTCTTGTGAATAGATGAACCAGATAAAGACCATAAAATCGTAAATTTATCTTTGTAATATGACATAAATATCTTGGCAAGCTCCTCTTCAAGATCGGTAAAGTACAATTCTGGCAACATGCTTTTGGCTTTCGGAAAGCCAGCAAGCTCCATTGTTCTATCCATGTAATTGACATTGCACTCGCGATGGCGCTTGCCATGAGGCCAGTTAAATTCAGGCGTTCCTTCGATTTTTAGAAGAGAGCCTTCCACTGATCCGCTTAAGTGGATTGTTTTATCGAAGCTCTTGCCTATTTCGGACAAGTAATCTTTAACATCATCATCGGGAATGACGCCTTTGCCCTGAACAAGAAATTGGTCAATATGGGGATTTTGTCGCAAGACTTGGGCGGAATATTCAGTGCAGTTATAAACGATGTACCACCCTTCTCTTTTAAGAAGTCGCAATGCAGGAGTACTCCAAAGGACATCGCCGTAAGCTCCATAGCGAACGAACAGACAACTTTTATTTATCTCGGGGTCTCGTTTAAGAGGAAAGGCGAGTTTGTCATCACCATTTCGCCGCAGAAAATCATTTATTGACCAATTGAAAATAAAAGGCCGATCAAGGAAATCAAATCTTTTCTGGACAATCAGCAACCAACTATACTCGTTTGACTCGTTGTGCCGGCTGGCATGAATAAGTTTAGCATTACCAAAGTTTTTAATGATGTTCCATACCTGCTGCCAGTATAGGTCATGCTCGTGTTCGACATTTGCTCCTGCCGTTCCAATTCTCGGATAAAAATTTGGGTCCGGCCCGTAGAGAATGAGGTAACCGCTGGGCTTAACTAAACGCCACCACTCTTTTATTGTGCCTGCAGTAGCCACAAAATCTTCGAGGCAATGAGAGCTAAAAACGTAATCCATACTACAATCGGAAAAGATACTCAAAGCGTCGCTTGCGCTAAGGTCGAGGCAAATATCAACAGCGGGAGTTTTTACGATATCAATACCGATGGCCGTTTCGCAGATTTTCTCAGTGCCGCAACCCAAGTCAAGCCCATGCCCCGTCAGGAAACTTACCACGCGGTGCCTGCATTTGCGAACTTCTAAACTCCGTGATAATTCAGGACTCCAAACCATCAGAATAAGTTCTCAATTTGTGGATAAATTCGTTCCATATCGTAATTCTCTTCGATAAAAGTTCTATAATTCGAAGAGTTATATTCGTCTTCCAGTATAGCGATTGCTTCGTCTATTGTATTCCAAATAAATTCTTTCGGAAATAAATCTTTTGAACCCGGGAAATTGTGAATCACAGGTTTAATTCCGACACTCATGGCTTCGATGATGCAGTTGGGATGTCCCTCAACAAGACTTGTTAATAAAATATAAGATTTATCCTCCAGAAATTTTGATATATCCTTTTCATAATGATAGTACGCAACATCGTTTTTTATCCCGAACTCTTCAAGGCAATGGATGAAATAGGTATATGTTCTCAAGTCGCCAATGTCACCTACAGGGTAAATATGATAACCATTATTCTTTGCCGACAATGCACTGGTAACTTGCAACAGAAGTTGGACGCCTTTTTTGTAGTTCATTCCCCCTACCCATGCTATTTTGCCATTAGGTTGTCGATCTCTATAAGGCCACTTCGTCAAATCCACTGCGTTGGGAATGAAATGAGTCGGTGTCGCAAAATGTTTTTGTGTATTATTTTCAACGTTTTTGAGAAAAATATTGCGGATTTCCTCATTCACAAAAATCAGGTGGTCCACATTGTCCCAATCAACTACCCAGGGACAAGTGGTATTGAAAAGTTCGTATGATCGGCAAAACGCTATGTATTTCTTATCCTTCTTAGGCTGCTTTGACCAGTATTCCAGAAATGGGTCTGTCCAGTTGAAAAGAATAATATCAGCCCATTCAATCAGTTTGTGTTCCTCAACCATAGCAGAAACATCGGACCTACGAACGAATCCGAAATCGTTGTGGTAAACCCGAATGTCGTATCTGCTGGCGAAGAACTTCTCGTAGTAACCGAGCCACTTATTGTTCCAGGGTGAACATAGAAGCAGATTTTTCATTTCCTGTACCATAGTTCAAATATCGTATCGTAGATATACTCAGCTTCATGCGTTGTCTGTAATGCGTTTCTTACGGCTGACCTCTGGTCGTAGTGACCAATATCACCAATCTCCACATGCTCGTGCAGTGCCAGTAGTATTGACTTGAACCGTTCCATCATGCCCATAGAAACCATAGAATCAATCAGTTCATACTCCGCGCCTTCTATGTCTATGGCAATAAGGTCAACGGTGTCAATGTCCAAATCATTCATTACATCTTTTATTGACTTAACCCTGACCAGTTCTATCCGCCCATTCGGATGATGGCCGACTAAAGTCGAAGAGACACTATTGACGGAAATAAGGCTCTGGCGATTTGAGCCGCCCAACCCATAGTTAAATACCCTTACTTTCGGGTATCTCTTTAGACTCTCTACGGCCTGCTCGAAGAATTCCTTTACCGGCTCAAAACCATAGATAAATGGGTCATATCTTTGAACTATGTTCTGCGACCATCCGCCTTTGTGCAAACCGACATCGAAAACGATACTATCGGCGCTGATATTGCTGAAGGCATGCTGCATTGTTAGGCCGCCATCATTTAGCCAACGCTGTTTTTCCTGTTCATTTTTCATTCTTAACAGTCTCGTATATATTTGCTTGCTTTGGATAATGTGGCCTATCCAGATAAGGATTCTGCGTCCAGTTTCCCGCCCGCCTGAATATCTGCGACTGCTGAGCGTAAAACGTGTCATCGGGCGTAACAGTAGATCGGAGTGGCCCTCGAACCGCATTGTATATCTGCGGTGAAGGAAGAGACCAGGAGAAACTTCTGACGAGAATGTCAGTTACCAAAAGAGGGACCAAAAAACTGTAAGCAATCTCAAAAAGCATCCTGTGGTCAAAATGACCATACTCGCCCCACGGGTTATGGCTAAATAAGAAATCGGGTCTCATTTCTTTAATCGCGTTCTGTAATGCGAAAAATATTTGCTCTGCACAATGGTGGGGAGGGACTTGCCGATAGAATCCATTTGGAAGACCTAATGTATCAATTAAGTTTATTTCTGCATCGTGACAACTTATTTGTAAAACACCATCTCCATCGTTGGTGCAAACAATAAGGTGCTTTTCGACCTTTTCATCTTGCATCAAAGGCCACCCGAAGCAGATGTGGTCGTCAATATGGGCAAATATTGCCAGAATCTTCATTTTATAAACACCATGAAATTGTATATCTCGCGGTCAGAAATCTTGTACCTGTCGAGCTTTTCCAAGCGCAGACCCTTATCTTCGCAGCCAATCAAAATCTGCCGTACCGAAAGTAAGTTGCTGAGTGGTTGAGTCAAATCTCTGCCTTCTGGCAAGTTCAGAATAAAGAGGCCGTACTGATAAATGCACTTTATGATTGTGACAAAAGTCTGGTCAAAAACGTTTTGCCGCAGGTGCTCAAGAACATCAAAGGCTGTCACTATATTAAACTTGTCGTTTTCGGGAAATTCGTTTACAAACTTGACTGTGGGCCAACGTTTCTTCTGAATTTCGACATCTAAGTCAAAACCAGTAACATCGCCGAAAAGACTCATAGCCGCCGTGATATAACCATCTCCACAGCCGACATCGAGAATCTTCGGGCCATGCTGCAGGTAAGGCATTAGATGATAGATAACGGCCAACTTCCTCGCGCTTATAGACAAATTGTAATTGTGTTTCTTATAAAAATTCTTAATCTTTTCTTCCATCAATGCTGACATGGCCGACTTCCTTTGCTGGATTGCCTATTACTAATACATGATCTGATACACTTTTGGTTACGACCGCCCCGGCTCCGACAAAACAATAACTGCCCAATTCTATTCCACAAAGAATAGTCGCATTCGCACCGATAGTTGCGCCTTTGCGGACGATAGTTTTCCCGTAAGAATCTCTTTTGAATTTGGAACGAGGATATTTGACATTCGTAAGGACACAACTCGGGCCGAGAAATACATCATCCTCAATAGTTACGCCTGAATATACCGAGACGTTATTTTGTATCTTTACGTTATCACCTATAATTACCCCTTCGCCGACAAAAACATTCTGACCTAAAATACAATTTTTGCCGATGCGGGCATTTTTCATAATATGACAGTAATGCCATATCTTCGTCCCTTCCCCTATCTGGCAAGGTTCATCTATGACAGCAGTTTCGTGTGCAAACCAATTAGACACTGCGAATCCTATAGGCTAACTCAATAGCTCCTCTGGCATCCTCTATTCCAAATCCGCCACCATCGAATATCAACGCATAATTTTGTGTATGCAGATCGTTAATGCCTTCGGAGAAATCAATTACTTGGTCATCTATCTTCAATATTCTTTTCGGCTTCATATCTGGGGCATCCTGGCTATCTATAGACAAAAACCACGAGACATCAGCATCCCTCAATTTTAGCATTCCTGAGCGGCGAGTATTTTGCCAATTCTCAACTACATCAATATCAATTCCATCACAAGGTCCAAAAAGCCACAAAAGTATATCAAAGAGATGAATCCCGATATTAAAAACAAGCCCGCCCGACTTATTTATATCAGCCTTCCAAGAATAGTTATACCATTTCCCGCGAGGTGTCACATATCTCAGTTCTACATTATGTTTTTTGTCGCTGGGATTCGCGGCAAGCATTTTTAGCATTTTTTTGAGATGTATCAAGGATGGGTGACAACGAAGTTGAAGTATTGTATATACTTTTCGGCCCGTTTGTTCTTCGAATTTTTCAAGCGCATCAAGATTCCAGGGGTTCAAAACCAAAGGTTTCTCGCAAATGGCATCCGCTCCGACTCTTAAAGCGAACCGAATATGAGCATCGTGCAGATAGTTCGGAGAGCAAATGGACACATAATCCACTTTTGTTTCCTCGTTCTGTCTTAACTTTTCAATGTGCCTGTCGAATCGTTCGAACTCGGTAAAGAAATCTGCATCAGGAAAGTATGAATCCAAAACTCCCACCGAATCACTTTTATCAACAGCAGCCACGACCTTATTGAGGCTCAACTTAATGGCCTTCATGTGGCGAGGGGCAATGTATCCTGCTGCTCCGATTAAGGCAAATCGTTTCATTTTAATTTGTTATAGAAATCTTCCAGAATATGAATATGCTTTTCCATAGTAAAGCCAAGGCGTTTCAAAAAGACATTCTTCTGGCACCTTTGTCTTTCATCCCATCGTTCCACTATTTCGTTGACGCTACTTACGGCAATCCCGACCCCATGCTTAACGACAAAACTGGCAACCTCGCCGCAGTTTAAGGCGATAATCGGAATCCCCGCTGCCATGTACTCAAAGAGCTTATTGGGCATGGCCAAGTCCCATTCTCTATATTTTTTGATGTTTCCGCAGAGGCCCCAGTCGTGACAGCCAAGAACGCTCAATAAAGTCTCGTAAGGCAAAGGTTTTCGAAATTGGCAAATTGGCCCGTAACATTCTTCTACTCCAGCATCTTGAGACTTCGGTGTATAAATATAAAATGGAATCTGGCGTTTTTTCAAATCCTCACACAATTCCACATAGTTGCAATAGTGCATAAATTCCTTTTGGGCAGGCGTATCAACTCTGCCCTCGTATGCCAAACCTCCGATCCATTGCCAAGAATTAAATTGATAAAAAGACTCATTTACATAAGAAGGCAGAACACAACTAGGTTGCCGAGGATTTATGACTTCCTGACACTTTTCCCCGACAAAAACCAAACCATCAGCCATATCAAAAGAGATTCGTTCTTCCGCAGATTTGTATTTATCTTCTTCGCTTCTAAATATCATCGCATCGTGAACATCCAGAACTACCGGTATATTCGGCAAAACTTCTTTGGCTACCATTACCATCCAAGAAGGTTCATTGTGGACATGGATAATGTCAGCGTCTTTATGAAATATAAGAGCATCACGTAGTTGATTAATGGTTGAAAAAATAGAAACCGTAGCAAAGTGCTGCACCGCCGCTGGTATCTGATTACCGATAACGTGGACCTGGTGTCCTTTATCAATAAGGGCCAAAGCCTCTTTTACCAGTCGCACACAGCAGTGATGGCCAATTTTGAGAATTTTCATATTTTAGAGAGAAAGGGGGCGAGTAAAGTTGAACTCGCCCCTTAACTTCTTTCTTTATGGAAATGGTTTAGGATGGATTGTATGTCTCTTCATAGTCCATAAAGAATATCACAGAACCCCCACTACCTGTCAGTTCGGCAACAACTGGCTGAACGAGCTTCTTCGCAGGTATCGTAGTAGCCGTAGTCGGCGTTTTACCAGTTGCAACCCGTTTCGTCAAAGTCGTTTTGCCAGGTGTCCATGTGAATATCGCAGTACCAGCCTGAGTCAGTAAAGCGAAACTCGTTGTCGTACTGCAAATAACACTCGTTCCTGAACATGGTATTACTCCGAACTTTTTCAGTTTGGCCTTAAAAGGCATTCTGAAAAGATTGGAGTGAGAGGCTGCGCCACCAATGCCCGCGCCACCCGCTGTGGTGTCAACAACTGTTGGGAACTGCCATGTATGTGGAACGTGATATCTGGGTTCCGTGTAAACATGTCCAACTGAAGGTCCCTGAGCCATAGTATTCTCCTTTTATTTGAAACCGATTATGTTTTTACGTTACTTTGTTTCAAGATGTTACTGGTTGCGTAGGGTTCAATTACGAACTGGTTGCATGGATAATATGCGGCACCCAGCCTTTAGTGGTATCCACACTATCTCCTGTACCAGAACTTCCGCACCAGATAATCTTGAATACCAGATATGCCAGCCACATAAGCCATTTCTGCCGGCCACCTTCTTCCTCGTAGGACCGCATTTCAGGCAAGAGGCTATCGATCTCCATCACTGCATCGTCCCCGAAAAACACGGATTCCCCATAGGCGGAACCATTACCCAAAGAGTTAGAAAGAACGTTGACATCCTCGACAAACCTACAGTTGTAAATCTTGCCAGCCTCTGCTGTAAGTCTTTGTTCGGTCTGAGTGTATCTATACACATCTACCCAATTTGTGTCGTCCTTAAGGCCGCGCAAAGCATTTACTGACCCGATACAAACGTAATTGCCCTGGTTATCGTAAGCTGGAACTTTCCATTTCTTGAGTTGGTCGATGCAGTTCTTGACATGATACTCATTCAAGTTGGCGGTCGCAGTACCCCCGGCAGTGCCGTTAGTCGTGAGAGTTCCACTTGTAGTTGTCAAACAAACATATTTAGCAAGACTGTCTTGGAACTGCGCGGCCGCGGCCCTATCGAGTGTATCGGCTTGATGGTCTCGCAGAGTCTTGTGGAGCATGTCATCGAGGTTATACTCTGAGACGTGTTCAAGCTTACCAGTATAGGGGATTTTAAGCAGTTTTGTTAATCTGCATGTTTCCATGCAGCTCGGACTGTCTCTTATCGGATTGCTCCGATGCCTGCGTACAGTCTCTGACACCTTTCTTGTTCAGGTCCTTAATTTCCACAATTGAGGCAAGTTCATATTCATCGTATTTTTTGCCTTTTGGATGTGTTACAGTTCTTGATTCTATGAACTTTTTCGCAACCTGAATCTGCCCTCGCTTGGCTATGGAATAAGGCTCAATCAACTGAATTAACTTATAAACTCTTAGTAAACCAATTACACAGAGTCTATATAATTCTTTGTTCTTCCAATTTTGATGGCGGAACATTTTGATATAGTTACCAACTTGGTATTGATTGAGAATATCTTGGCATCGAGAGATAAGTTCCGGATTTGTGTTTACTATCACAATAGAAGGTAAAAAACCCCTCTGGCCTGTAGATTTACGCCTATTCCCAGTTCTTTCGATAGTAACACAACCCTCTCCATCAATGATGCCAGCTAAATAAGCAAGGTCAGTATTGTTGGTATGCTGATTATCCATGCGTTATATCTTACTCCTTTTCACATAGTTAGTCGAGTAAGCTTTAGGATTTTCCAGCAACAGCAGGCTTTTCATACGGCCTATGCCGCCTTTCTAAGTTGACCGTATTCGGCAATGGTTGCCGTTCCCTGCGCATAGACAATATTGCCGATACTGAGCGTTGAAGTCTCAAGCTGTGTCCCATGTGTGCCAGGAATCCGGCTATACTTAGGGAACACAATTTGGTATCCCCGGTGTGCGCCCCAATTCTCTTTGTGATTGACGAATTGTCGGAATCTATAAAGTGGCCTGCACGCTTCCCATATCTGCGCCGTTAGGCGCGGAAGCGTACTATAGCCACCGAGAGTATTTGTGGCTAATAATTGTTCACCTGCCATGTTAGTTGCTCCTTAATTAAATCAAACACCAATTTGTTTAGTTTTAATTTGGTCCGTTCTCATTTGCTGCAGATGTTGTTCTTGCGTCGGCACCGCAGGAGGTGCTTGAGGAGCGCTAACGCCAGACGAACTTAGACCGCTGGCTGCAATACCTGCCGCCTGCTTTTCTTTAGCTTGCTGGTCTTTTTTTTGCTGGTCAGTCTTGGCTTTGCTTTCGCCTGTTTGCTCTATGCTTCTTAACCAGTTGCGGGTATCCTGGGCAGCTTCATCTAGAGCTCTTGCTACAGCATCTTGGACGCGCCTCTGGGCAGGATTAAGGGCGTTTATTCTTTTGCGGGCAAACCCTTGAAAGGCGTCTTCTTTGGGGCCTTTATCTGCCAAGTCGGGATATTGTTGTCGTAGATGTTGCTCCAGAAGTGTGCCTCGAACAGTGCTAAGCAACTCAGTCCGCAATTCCTGGATCGCCTTTTTATGGTCTGCTCTTGAAATGAATGTCGATTCATCATCAGTAGTCATTCCTAAATCTTGTTCTGGCGGTTCCTGGCTTTGCTCTTGCTGGGCACCAAACCCACGTTCTACAAAAGGCGCCAAAGTCTGCATCAAGGTTTCAGTGCTTGCTGCTCGTTGCGAAACTTTGGCAAGTTCGGCTTCAAGGGTTTTAATTTTCTCATTTACATCCTGCTGTTGACCAGCTTGACCTTGGCCTTGGCCTGAAACTTCGGCAGAAACTTGGGATTCACCTTCGCCAGAAGCAGAACCCGTTTCTGCCTTGTTTTCAGATTGGTCTATTTGCTGATTAGTTGTCTGTTGGTCTTTTTCGTCTGCCATTTTAGTTCTCCTTTTTCGATTGGCGTTTGACTCTCCGTAAGGAGGTACTCAAACTTGGCCTTTCTTTTGTGACGCGCAAATAAAAAAACCCTGGCAGCCGCTTGGCTTACGCCTTGCAACTACCAGGGTCTCTTTCAACTTATCTGGTTAATTCATTGTTAAATGAATTTAGTGACTTATATAAACAATTCTGTTCTCCTGTTTAATAGAGCCAATTAGGTATTTAGACTGTTTGCTTATCAAGCCTTATATCCATTCATTATTTGTTCAAAAGATATATCATCTGACCACTCCGCTATCAAAAAGAAATCTTTGCAACCTTCGATCGAAGCTAAAAGGAGCGGGTCTTTTACCTTTTCAACCCAGAGGACATGAAACTGGTCAAATATCTGTCTATCCTTTGCCTTTTCCAGTTCATCCAAGACTTCTTCGGGCATGATTCTGTCCTTGCTCTCATCTTGAGCTACTGTCCCGCAATACTGCTCAAGCAAGTCAATATGTACGATCATGGTATACGAATTGATAATCTTGTGGTTGTAGTGCTGTATTGCATCATAAGGCAAGACTTTATAATTCCATTCCTGAACCCGTTGTAGTTTGACACGAACTTTCAGTTCCAGTTCGAGAATCTGGGCCTGTTTCTCAACACCTAATGTTCTGAGGCGGGTTATCTTGGCCCCAATTCTTGTTTGTGCCTCTTCGCTAACAGCTTCGGCCTTGATTTGCCTTATGGACTTTTTAATCAAGGCAAATGTCTCGCCGTTAGGAGTAACTGGGCTTGGAGGTAGTGACCAAACAACGGGCCTTCTTACCTGTTCTAATCCTTGGGGGTATATCCTCTCTTGTTGTTGGGCGGCTGCAAATTCAGTGGCAGTTGGCAAATCCAGTCCACCATATTCGTACCACAAACTTTCGTACATTTTAGTTTCCTTTCATAGCTTTGTTCTTTCCCATTTCTCAATGTCTTTGGCTCGTCCGGCGAAAAAATTCACTGTTACACTGCCTGTGAAACAAGGCGTAAATTCGCAAAGGTCCCGTAGAAAAACAATAACTTCTTCAAGGGCTTGTTGCTTCTCTTCGGCCCTTATGCCATGTACTATAGATTTATCTATTGTAGGTTTTTGCGTTGGCATTTGTCAATAATAATTAAAGTTTCAACAATTCAGTCTCTGGTATCTCAATCGAACCAACCTGCGGATTGAGTTGCTCAAGAGCCTCTTCGCCTTTAACCAATATGTCTTTCAAAAACGCCAGAAATTCATCAATAACTATAACAGAAAGCTGAAAGCGGATAATAGTTCTCTGGTCATCGGCGGTTGTGCCAAACTGCGTTTGCAGCATTTGGTCAATATTAGTCTGCCGGCGGGCTTGAAGCGCCGGTTTGACATCCAGAGTCCAAGCTGGCATATTAAGCCATGCCTGAACTCTTTGGGCACGGTCAAGATTATCTTGCAGTTCCTCTTTCGATATCTCAGGCATATTTGTAGCACCTAATAGTTTTGTGTTTTTGATTTGCGGCTTTGGTTTTCTTTGATAGATTGCTGTTGTTTGCTCAAGTCATCAGGCATGTGCAGTTTATGAACTTCGAAAGTATAATCGAATTTCTTACCCTCGCCAGAGTTACTTGACCTTATACCCACAAGTTGCAGGTCGGCTTGAACTGTTATTTTTTTTCGTATATCGCTATCGTCAAAAGACGAAACGCCGCCAACGCCTTTATCGCTATAGTATATTGTTGGATAATACTTCTTTGATGGTTTCTTAGAGACCTCTACTGTTTTCTCTGCTAAGTCGATGGTTTTCATCGCAATTTTCCTTACTTACAACTTTTAGTCTTTCTTTGGCGATTGCGCTGCTGTTTAATGTACTTTGAACCTGGATTTGGATTTGATGGTGGTGTCCAACCATGCTTAACGGCTTGGGCGACTTTCTCAAATCTATTACGTGCAGCTTGAGAGCGAAAAGTCCTTATCTCACCAGAGCTCATCTTGAGTTTTCGTTTACCAATTTTCATTTATGCTTTCTTTTTTGTGGTGCGTTTTTTATCTTCCAAGGCTTTTTACCACCATCATAGTAAATTGTGTATGGCATGGTTAATTCTCGCTAATCAAGTTCATCTTCTTCGATAATGTCGCAACTCATATTACCGCAATTTGCGCAGTCAAAGTCTAAACCTAATTTTATCGCTTCGCTGGGTGTTATAGCAATCTGCTTATGACTGCAAATCCTGCATTGAAGCACACATAAGCACCAATCATTGATTTTGTCTTCCTGTTCAACTTCAGTCATTTCGGAAGCAAGGTCAGGGTGCAATCTGTCCGAATCTTTTAAGGCTTTGAGTGTTTGTGCTTTAGTACCAGTATGCCACAAAGCTAAAGCCACTTTATTTACCCTTTCGCTTTTTGCTTTTCTTTTTTCGCCCAACGTATGGATGAGCCGGACTCAAAAGACCTTTCTTCTTGGCTTGGCCTTTTAGAAAGCCAGCCAACAAGGCAGGATTGGTTATATCGTCTTGATGGCGTTCTAAGGCTTCTTTGGTTGCTCTAAATCCTTTTTTGCCTGTCGCCTTAATCGCAGCAGGAAGTAGTGTTTTAGTCGCCTGTTGTGCACGCCGCTCTCGCTCCATTTGCGACAACTGCGGCGCCTTTCGCGTCTTGGCCATATAATATCTCCTTATGAACGTTTATTTGTCTAACAAAACTTAATGTGCCATTACAAAATCTGCATTTAAGATTTTTGCTTTTCTCACCTAAAATATTCAATAGACGGCAACATCCACACTTGTAATGATAAATCATGCTGCTCTACTTGGCGTAAACCTTAAAATTTCTTGAGGGTTCATTTGAGCTACGACCTTGTGAGCTTGTTCGGCCGCTTGCTGCTGTATTTGCTCTCCGGTGGTGGGCATTGTTGCTGCCATTTGGCTTGACTGGGGCTGCTGTTCAATTAGCTCGTCTTCGGTCATAAACAAGTCCCCAAAATCCCAAAGGTCGAGCAATCTTTTCCAAGCATCAGTAATTCGCGTATGCTTGCCTAATGTTGGGTTCTTCATCGCAATAGTAAGGGATTGTATCAATTTTTCCTGTTGGTCTTTTTGGAGCAACAAAACGCTTAAACCTCCGACATTAAATCCATATTTACCGAAGAAATCATCCCTGAACTGGCACAGCATATCGTAGGTATCCGCCAGAAGTAACGTAAGACAATTTACCTCGCAGTCGCGGACGATCACATCGAAATACCCTTGCGATTCTGTAGTCTTAATCTCAATCTCGCCTAAAGTCTTGGCTGTTTTGCCAGGCATTCCCTGCAAAAACTCTGTCATCGCTGTGCCCTCTTGCAATTCACTCTTTAGAAGTTCTATCATCTTAAATACATCGCCACTGATCGGCTTGACTGGAACCTCTCGTAGCACGTTGCGCCCAGAAATCTTTGTAGATATCTTTTTGGCAGGGTAAAGCCGTAGCATATCGCGGGGGTTGTTTAGTTCAAGCGGATTGTATTCGAACATTTTATTAACTACCCAATTCTGATTGTCTAGTACAAGATTGAGAAGATTATTCAAGGTGTACTGGGTTTTGGCCTCGGCCCCTACCAGCGAATTACCGGCAACACCGCGATGTGGATAAATAAGAGGCACCCAAAAATTGTAAGTGGGACGGGCGTTTGAAAAAGGATTATCTTGTATGCGAATCAGATGCTTTTCATTGGCGAGAGCCATTAGTTGATTTGGCTTGCTTTTCTTGCCATCTTTAGAAATGACCTTGCCCCAGAAAAGTAATAAATTTACCTCTTTGGTGATTCGCTTATAATTCGTTAAACCTCGCCGAGCAGTCTCTTTGTCGTCTGTCTTGCTTTCTTCTGGCTGTATACTATTTATTTCATCTATGTCAAAAGGCGGTTTGTTGAAACGGGCAAGAAATTGTCTTTTCCAGTCCGAGTCCTCCTGAACCTCGACTTCTTTCCGTAGCCTATCATACTCATCATTAGTTGTCTGAGCTAATTCATATAAATCACAAAGCGGTATCCGCATAAATTCAATTAGATAACGAGGGGGCTTGCGCTGAAAAGGTTGAAAATCCGGTGCGATATAAAGGTTAAAGAGGTCTACATTCTCAAACTCTACAATCCGCTCTACTGGGTTCCAAACCCGCTTAATACATCCAAAACCCAGTAACACTGCACATTTTATCATCTCACAGAATGCGGCCACAAAATTGCTTTTTGTGGGTTTTAGGTGGCTCTTGAATTTGTTTTCGTTCTCCTCCATTATATCGTTCTGTTCATCCAAAGCCCTTTCGGCGGCAGTCAATATCGCGTGTAAAGCAAGAGCTTTGCTTTTGGTTGCGGCGACTTTTTCACTATCCGCTCCGATGGACATCATTTCCTCATGTTCGACCAAAGCCAGCTTTAGCTGCTTGCGGGCGTGCTTGATGATTTTCTTCAAAGGCGCAATTGACTCCGGGTCCTGCTGCATAGAAAACAATTTATCTACCTGCAAAATCGCTCGTTTGATGAGCAAACTGGCTCTTTCCACCACCATAAATAACTTCGGTAGCACTAACTGCGACTGCCAGGATTCTTTGCCTTTAAAGTCTTGCTTGTTTTGATAGATGTTCCAAAGCTCGCGCCGATCCGTCCATATATCCGATGTCGCTTCTTCCGCCTCCTGTTTGCAGTTTAAGATGTAGTCTTTGAGATACTGCTTGTCGTTCAGACTATCATCTTCTGCTTCTGCTGGGCTGCGCTGGGCTTCGCCCCAGCGAGCGGTAGTGGTTTTGCCCTTCCTTCGCGTTTGCTTTTCTGTCTGTGCTGTCTCTTCATCGCGCTCTTTTTCCTGCTCGGCAGGACTTAGGTTTTTTCTGCGCTTTGCCATTGTGCTACAATCTCGTCCTCATTGCATAACTCATCACTAGAGAATCGTCACCGCCTATCTCTTGGGTAAGATAGGCTATATTTTCATCGGTTTCTGATCTTACGAATTGAAGGCCGTATATGCCCATTACAAAAGTATCCGAATCATCCGGACTATGGCCGAGGATGGCCTTTATTTCATCTTTCGGGATTATAATTAGCTTGCCGCTTCTATTGGCCGTATAACGGCTGGCAACTGGCAATTCGATAATGAGGTTACTTTCTGAACTGGTTGTGCTTATCGCTTCTACTTCCAAGGCCTTAATACGTTCTGCCGTATAGTAGTACGCCTCAGCTCGGCAATTGGCAAACATAACCCCGTCAAGATGGTCTTGTGATGGTGATTCGGCTGAATTAAACGGTATCACATTGTAGCCGGCTGCATCACTTGCCAAACTATCATAAACACCTTTGCCCCAACCTATAGTGTCAACGATAAAATTCTTAGTTGCTATCTCGGCAGCTACCTTTTTGCCTTCCAGAACAATATCAGGCGTTCGGTTCGTATGAAATTTGCGATGCGTTCCCGAGACAATGCGGTTATTCTCAATTCCCATGATTGTGCAGAAATCCCCTGTAAATCCCGGATCAATTGAAACGATCCGCTTTATGCGACTAAATACTCGCCGAGCATACTCCCAATTTATACCCGTTAAGTCACTAAGCATCATCGAGGTTATGAGCGTTCGCTGCTCCTCTGTTAGACGGGCACATTCGTATTCCTGAAGATAAAGTGATTCAGGGATGTCCTTGCGGGCCTTGGCGAGTTCTTCTTTTGTCAATATTCCTGATTGGCTCGCCACAATCCTGATGGCAAACCATTCATCTTTCATCTTCTCGGCAGGACCGTTAGTCGGCAATATCCCACCAGTACCTATCATGGCGGCTTCGTCAAACAACCTAAAGGCATGAACAGCTTGCGGTTGAGGAGTATAAGCAAATATTGCCCAGCGTTTAATGTCTTGAGTTAAAATCGGTCGGAATATAGCTGTATAAGTAGCCTCCTTCATCAATGAGTATTCGTCAAAGCCTACACCTTGCGCATCTAATCCTCGTAAGCTATCTGGTTTATCAGCTCCTAATATCAGAATTAGTGAGCCATTTTCAAAACGGATGTAAAGCTCCGACTCGTTCTTTTCCCAGCCAAAGTCTCTTTTATCAGGTAGGTAGGTAAAAAGCATGTTGGGGTCAAGCCAAACATCCTTTTTGGCCTGCGTATAAGTAGGTCCGACGTATGGATAAACTGATTTGGGCCGCCGGCATGCTTCTCTAATAAACATATTCAGGATAAGGCTTGTCTTTCGGCTTCTGCGATGGCATTCGGCTACGAAAAATCGCTTATATGGCTCTTTGGCATCAAACGCCTCAAAAACCTGTTTTTGCCAAGGTAAGATTACATTGGCGAATTTATTTACTGGTACTGCCATCGCCGCTGAACACTATAACTCTTAAAGGTTTATCATTTGGAAAATTTATATCAGTTTCCTGCTTAACCTTGCCGTAGCCACGTTCCAAGACTAACTCAGCAGCCTTTGTATCGCCTTTTTTGGCCTTTTCCACTTGTTTAAGCAGAATTGCCTTTAACTCTGTCGGAGTTACAACCTCATCGTAAATCTTCTCAAATAATTCACGGCGCGAAGCCTTCGGATTCTTGTGGTTTTTGGCAATGTTATTACCTTTTACGAAATGTCCTTTGCTATCGCGCCCGTTCGTTTCCGTTTTGTTACCGTTCATTTTTGTCCGACTCATCAAATGTCCAAACGCTTCAATATGAACTAATTAAAGGTCTTTTTCCTGTTAAAATAAAACCTTTTCCTTTTCTACGTCTATCAACTTTGATTGAACCATCAGGCTGTACTATAATTGGTCTTTCAGTGAGGTCTTCTAAAATTTTTTCTAATTCTTTGATTGTTGGTTTTTTCTTATCCATTATCATCTGTGTATCGGTTTTTTCGGCCATAATTACCCTTAATCCAAGCCAGAGGCCTTGCTGACGATTTTATAGTTATCGTCATCCTTAAGGATATAGAGAAATATTATCAAAAATACTATTCCTCAAAGGGATAAACCGTCAAGCCTAACGGTATCATTTCAGTATCAAGCGGTATCATTTCGGTATCACGCAGACCATTTATTTGCAGTCTGTGAACATATGACAATTGTGAATTGTCTATTGTTTGGCTTATTGTATCTGGTGGATACAAACCCATCGCCTTGAGAGTCTTCTCATAAACAGCAATACAATTCTGTATATACTCAACTATATTCATTAGAAGCTAAATCCACATACGTATTTGACAGCTAAGCCATTAGGTTTTACTCATCATGGTGAAGTGGTGTCTCTGACCAAATATGGAATCCGCCGTGACTTTTGTGCAGTACTATCTTCATAAAATTCCATTGCTAATCACAACAACATGATTAGCCTCAATCGGCTTCTTTTTCTATCTACAACGAAAAGCCGCAGTCACACTTAACTGTTATTCCTTGCGGCATATCTAGGTCGCCAGGAAACTCGGCATAATCCATAAATCCAATTCGCTGTGGATTACATCCCTTTCTCCACTTATCTGGCGTTGCACCGCATCGAGGACACACCTTATCGAGCTTGACTTGGCATACTATTGCAGGCTGGCCCCACGTTATCTTTGCTCTCATTTATACACTGCATAAAAACCGTCAAAATATTTCGCGGATGTCGTAATCCATTGATTCATCGTACTTTAGGAATTTTCTTTTGCGCTCGCGAAATTTTTGAAGATTGCCCAATTCTGGATTTTTAAGCCCTCGTCGGAGTAATCCGGCAAAAGTAGTTCTGCTTATGTGCCTGAGATGTGCCGCTTGTGTTATTGACAGTGATTTTCCCTCTACCAGACGCAAGGCTGTGAACTGGCGCTCCGTGGCTAAAATGTGCCGGTATGTAAGTTTGTTATGCACAAAACATAATTATAAAGTTTGTTTATAAACTTAACAAATAAAAAAATTTCATCTCGGCAACGCCCTTGTTTTTTAGCTAAAAATAATGGTTTTGTATCATTCGCTAAATGTCCAATCTGCGTTTTTGAGCTAAAAACAAACACGCACTTGACTTTACCTTATACATGGGAAGGCAACTATGTTCTTTGACAACTTAATAGCGGTGAACAGAAAGGCGGTGAACTATGAAGCTACTCAATAAAACCCTTTATGATGGTCACTACTTGCGGCGGTTATTTCTCGAATGTGAAAAGCATATCTTTGCTGTATATCTTAAACATGCTGAGGAACCTGGGCGCCAAATTGTAGTTGAATACCACAAAGGTAAAAATAATCATGGCGTAAGAGGTCATGCCTGGTATCACAGTAGAACAATTCATATACAATTGCCTCGGCCTCGTAAGGAATTTGGATCAACTGGCTTGAAAGTTTCTGCCCGCGATGTAGCAACTACTTATCTGCATGAAGTTGGTCATAACATGGGGCTGCGTCATAAACAGATGGGCAAATGGTGGAATATAGATACGTCATGGTGGCCAGATGAAATTACGCCTTTGAAAGCTATCAAACAGAAACCGAAACAAAACATCATTGAATTTAGGGCCGCAAAAGCGCAGCGCAAACTTGACGAATGGAAAAGCAAAGTTAAACGCGCAAACAAACTTGTCAAAAAATATAGCGATAAAGTGCGCTATTACGAAAAGAAAATGTCAGCATTTAACTAATAGTTCACCGCTATTAGGAATCCCCGCTCGGCTTGGCCGTAGCTGCAAAAGCAAGCGGGGAATTATGAACACGGCAAGAATCTCAACCAAGAAATAAGACAAAGCCTGGTGGTGTTTCTGCGCAGCCGACTTGCCGTGTTCGCGTGGATCCCGCCGGGCTTTGTTTTTGAAAGGTCGAAAGATGAAGAGTGATGCTAAACCATCTTTACAAGAAAGGTGCAAAACAGTTGCACCGCGATTATATGCCGTGCTTGACTGGAAAGGAACTGAAAATGAGGTATGGGGCGATGGGTGGT